CACTAACAGATATAAGATGTGTGGCAATGCGGTAGCATCACCAGTTGCTAAATGGATTGGAGAAAAAATTAAAAATGTTTAAACGGAGATATTGTTTTTTTTGTGATAAACTATCTTATAAGACAGAAGATTTAAAAAAAGATTTGTAATGGCAGATATTATTGTAAATAAAGACATCATTACTGCAATGATGGGCGACAAAGCGCAGGAATTTTTAGAATGTCTCCGTATTGTAGAAGATATAATTGATAATCCGGATCACTATCTTGGTATGCAGGCAATAAAGGCTGCGAACACATTGGCGGCTTATAGAACATTAATGATTGTAAAATCACAAATTTTTAAAAGAAAATCAGCCGTTATGGGTGATCAAGACAAATTTGTTAATGATATATGGAAAACCATGTATGAGGCATTGGCAGAGAATATAAATGCATTAAAGCTTGCTGGAAAGGGCGGTTTCAATCAATGAAATCATTAAAAGCGTTAAGAGAAAAGAAAGAAAAGGTTGTTGAAAAGATTGAACCAGAAAGCAGTATTTCTGGGAGCGATCTAGAAATATCCTTAGTCCAGGCAATTGACGATCATCTTTCTAAAAGAAACGAAGTGTCTTTTAAAAAAGTAAACGGCTTCCACCCAAGTTATACAAACCAATGTAAGAGATATTGGTATTATATGTTTGAAGGTGTTAACACTGATGTTGATTTTAGACCCCAAACACACAGAATTTTTGATAATGGTCATGCCGTGCATGATAGGCTTTATAAATATTTTAGGGAAATGGGTATATTGGTTAATGAGGAAATACCTGTAAATTATGCCTCCCCACCCATTGAGGGAACTGCCGATGGTATAATTAATTGGTATGGTGAAAAATTAATTGAATTAAAATCTATTAGTTCAGAAGGTTTTCACTATAGACAGATTTATAAAAAACCAAAAGATGAGCACTATAGGCAAGCTCAAATTTATATGGAATGTTTAAATCTTGATAGCGGTTTTGTTATTTACGAAAATAAAAACAATCAAGAGTTATTGTCAATATATATAGAAAAAGATCAAGTTTTTATAGATAAGTTATTCAAAAAATATAGGGAAATTTATGGCAGTTTTGTCCAGCAAATTATCCCCGAGAGACCTTACAAGATAACATCTAAGCATTGTCAATCTTGTAATGTGCGCTCTCTTTGCTGGTCTGGTGAAAATGACAACGGAAAAGAGAATTTGCAAGAACACGAAATGTTCTAAAAAATTTGTTGCAAAAGTTTATAACAGCGTATATTGCTCTCCGGAGTGTCGTCGTGTAGTAACTAATAGTAAACTGTTAGCTGCTTACCATAGCAAAAAGAAAAATAAAAATAAAAAAAGAATTTGCTCAGTAAAAAAATGCACTACAATTTTATCATCTTACAATAAAGAAAATATTTGTGAACTTCATAAACAAAAAAGATTTGTTAAAAGATTAGTCGGTTGGGGTTGGGATGAAAACAGTCTTAATGAAGAGTTTAAATAATGAGTTTAAAAAATATTTCTTTATCGCAAAATCCCCAAAGAATAATTGCAATAGATCCATCATCGCATTCGTTGGGTTGGGCAGTGGTTGATATTAATAGACCTGAGTTAATTTCCTGTGGGAAAATATCATTAACCAAAACCCCAGATGTTTCCGTTAAATTTGATCAGATATTCTCCGGGTTGACGGATATTTGCTCTAAATATAAGCCATCTGTCGCTGTAATTGAGCAATCAGTGTATATACAGAATTTTCAAACAAGCAGGATTATATCTTATATAATAGGCTACACATGGGGCGTGTTGTCCAGACACTGCCATAAAGTTATGGATATCAACCCTATGCTTTGGAAAAGGGGTATTGGGTACACTAACCTTTCTAAGCACGATAAAGAAAGATTAAAAAATGACAAAAGTAAAGGTTCTTTTGAATCAAAAAAGAAAAAAGAAAGAAAAGATCGCGTAAACAAAATAGTTTCAAAATATTTTTTAATTGATAATATTGGTGATGATGACATAGTAGACGCAATCGGTATTGCATTATGGTATTATTTAATGGTAGGTAGGAAATGACTTTAGACCCTTATAAAGATAAAACTTGGCTTTACGAGCATTATGTAAAAAAACGTATGAATTTAACAGATATTGTTAAACTTTTAAATCAAACATACAATATTACGATCACCCCGCAGGCTCTTTATAACTGGTGTAAAAAATATGATTTGTTAAAATTCAGGGGCAAGGGGCGTAACCTTAATAAAGGAACCGGCTCTAGAAAGCCGGAGTCACCAATGCAAAAATTAGTTGAAGCAAGAAGGAGAGAGCAAAGAAAAATGAACATGGCTAGGAAAAAAAGTATGGGGAAAAAATGAAAAAAACAGTATCTTTAAGCGATGTGCATTTATTTTCAGAACTTGATATGGTTTATAATCAAGTACGGGTGTTAGAGGCAAGGCAGAATACAACTAAATTTAAATGCCTAGGGTCTGGCAAATGTTGCACCATCGGTTTAATTTTGCCAATGATGGAATGTGCCAATATTGCTTACAATTTAAATAAAGAATATTATTTAATTCTTGAAAATAAAGGTGAACACGAAGCCAGCAAATGGTTTAATTCTGTTAAAAAATCACTTATAGACGCTCTTAGCGATCCTGACTGGGTGTGGGGTGGAGAAACAAAACGCAGTTGTGCTTTTTATAAAAATGGCTGCACAATATACGGTTACAGGCCTTTAGTGTGCCGTTCTTTTGGCACAATTACTAATGTTGATGAATATTGCCCCCGAGCAAGAAATGCTTATGGCAATATTGATTTTTACACCGGTCAACCAGTTAAAGATTTAGTAATACAATTTCAAAATTTATTAAAACAATTTGCTAAAAACAAAGATAAATCATTTGACACTGTTGTATACATGCCATTAGGTGTTTTAAGTTTTTTGCTTACTGTTGAGGAAATGAAAAAGCTTGAAGAAACAACTGATGATAAAATGTGGAAAGCCGTTCAGGGCTGGTTTAATTATAGGGTTCATTATGTTAAAGAACACGGTATGACGGTAGAAAGTTTAACAAAAGAGGCTTCCGAAGCCGGAGGGGAAATTGCGTTTAGGCATCGTGAAGATGAATAATAAAGTGAGTATTTATGTCAAATTCTGAAATTATTAAAACAAAAACATTTGTAGATAAAATAAAAGACATAGAAGAGGTTGGGCTACTTTTTGTAAAAGGTTATTCAAAAAGCGAAATAGGCACATTGATGACTTTAACTCCTAATGAAGTTAAAGAATATATTGAAGAATATAAATTGTTTTTAAACAAAAGTGCGGAAGAAGACCCTTATTTTCTTGAAAGAATACAATTTAACACACTTAAAGCGCTTCAAGAATTTGACGAATTAAGCAAAGAAGCCTGGGAAACAATTAACATCGCAACCGATCACGGAATGGTCGCCGCAAGAATCCAGGCGATTAAGTTAGCCGGGGAAATTGCTACTAAAAAAGCTCAATTGCATAAATTAATGGGCGGCGGCAATCAGGCTGATACTGAATACATCCAACGAATGCAAAAAGCCGAAAATGTTAATCAAATACTTTCAAAAATTTTGCGCGATGTTATATCTAAGCACCCAGCAATTGCTGAAGAAGTAAGAAGAGAATTGGAAATTGCTTTTCAAATTATGGGTAAAGAAAATGTTGTAATAGATGGGGAAGAAAATGTCTCATAATTTGAGACCAGGTATTCTTGCCATTATAATAAATGGCCAGAATTTGAGACCACCCTTTTCTGCCATTACCTGCGTTGGTCAGAATTTGAGACCACTGTTTTCTGCCATTACCTGCGTTGGCCAGAATTTGAGACCACTGTTTTCTGCCATTACTGGCGTTGACCAGAATTTGAGACTACTGTTTTCCCCTATTGGTAGCAATCTGGAATTACAATAATGTCTGATTATCTTGGCGTTAATCTTGAATTTGAAGATTTTGATAGACTTTTGAAACAAGATGAACTTGTAGAAGAACCAGTTTCTATTGAAGTTTTTGTCAAAGATAAAAAATATCTTGGACTGCCAGACCTTTCTGATATTCAAAAAGAAATTGTTAAACATAGTACTCAAATCTTTCGGAAGCCTACTTTAATAAAATTGATGGGTGAAGAAAAAGGAATTCAATATTACAATAATTATACAGATAATGAAGTCATTTGTATGCTCGGTAAGGGTAGTGGTAAAGACCATTGTAGCAGAATATCTATTGCTTATGCGTCATATTTACTACATTGTTTGAGAGATCCTTTGGGTTATTATGGGAAAGCTCACGGTGTCTATATAGATTTATTAAATCTGGCTGTAAATGCGCAGCAAGCTCAAAGAGTATTTTTTGAACCATTAAAAAATTTATTATTAGGTTCTCCATTTTTTAATGGCGTTGGTTTTGAGCCAAGAGTGTCGGAAATATTTTTCTTTTCTCGCCCGGTAAGATTATTCTCTGGTCACTCAGAAAGTGAAGGTTGGGAAGGTTACGAAGTATTAACAATTGTTTTAGACGAAATTGCTGCATTTAAAACCGATTCTGAATTGAAAGGAGATACTAGAGCAAAAGGTTCTGCATCTGCAATTTATAATATGAGTAAATTATCCGTGATGTCTCGTTTCCCTGAAGTTGGCAAAGTTATTCTTTTGTCATTCCCTAGATATAAAGGAGACTTTATTCAGCAAAGATATTACAATTCAAGAGAAAAAAAAGAACCAAAGACTTGGACAATTAAAGCTGCTACTTGGGAAGTTAATCCCACAATTAAAAGAGAACAATTAGAATCAGAATATGTTAGAAACCCAATTGAAGCAAAAGCAAGATTTGAATGCGATCCTCCAAATATGGAAGATGCTTATTTCAGAGATGAAAATTTAGTTAGAAAAGCTTTTAATTATGCAGACAATCCTTTAGACGAAGAAGGGCGCTTTTATCCGTGGTTTAATAATTCAGATGGCCATAAAAGATTTATTCATGTTGATCTAGGATTAAAAAGAGATAGATCGGCTTTATGTATGACGCATTGTTCCGGCATAACAGAAATTAAAACATCTATGGGTATTGAGAAATTACCAGTGATAAATGTTGATTTAATATATTCCTGGCAAGCCGACCCCGGTGAAGAAATTAATTTTGCATCTGTTAGACAAATGATTATTGATTTGTGCCGAAGATTTGATGTTGGTTTAGTTACTTTTGATCGATGGCAATCTGTTGAAATGATTCAAAGTCTTAGATCATTAGGAGTAAATGCAGATTTTCATAGCGTGAAAAAAACAGATTATGATACTTTAATGACAGCAATATATGATACTAGATTACGCGGGTATTGGGAGGATCATTTGGTTGAAAATGAATTGTTAAAATTGAGATTGTTTTCTAACAATAGAATTGATCACCCAAATAATGGTTCTAAAGATATGGCTGACGCATTAGCCGGCTCAGTATTTGCTGCTGCTTCAAATATTATGATAGATAATGAAATAGATTTAGAAATATTAAATTTTGATATTGATTCAGAAAAATATGATGATTTAGAAGATTTTGGCACAGTATCCCTGTATAATAATAATGCTGGAAAATTTGCCCCAACTTATCCGGCCAAAAAACAAGTTGATGGCAATTTTGATTTTACGCTAGACAATCTCTGAAATGTCATAATTAGTAAGTTGAATTTGGCCAATAATGACGCTAAAATTTTTTTCTCAAAAAGATTTCTTACCACAAAGGAGTGTATAATAAGAACATGAATAAATTAAATGTAGAGTCAACTAATATCGTTATAGAAAAAGAACAATTTGAATCATGGTATATAATGTTTGCAATTCCGTGCTATGATCAACAAGTAAGCGAAACAACAATGATGTCGCTGATTAAAATGACAATGTATTGCCGAGATCGTGGAATTAAATTTGCCATATCAACGATTAGTGATAGTTTAATTTCCAGGGCTAGAAATAATATTACAGCCAAGTTTTTAAGTAATTCCGAGTTTACCCATATGATGTTTATTGATGCAGATATTGGGTTTGAGCCAGAAGATGTCATTAAAATGCTATGGCACAATAAAGAAATTATAACCGGGTCTTATCCTATTAAACAAATTAATTGGAAAAAGATAAAACACGAGGCTGTAGTTAACGATATTCGTTATGATGAACTAATGTCAAAAGGTTTAAGGTTTGTTGTCAATCCAGTAAAAAACGACAATCAAACAACTTTAAAAGTTGACAATGGTGCAATAGAAATTTTTGACGCAGGTACTGGATTTATGCTGATTAAAAGATCGTGTTTTGAGAAGTTGATAAAGGAATATCCGCATCTTAAATATGACGATGATACCGGCTCTTTAACAAAACAAGAAAAAGAATACACCTACGCATTTTTTAATTCATATATTGACCCCCATAAAAATAGATTTTTATCTGAAGACTATGGGTTTTGCAGATATTGGCAAGATATAGGCGGCAAAGTTTGGGTTGACCCAAATATTAATATGGTGCATATTGGTCGTATAAAATATGCAGGGAATATGTTGTCCTATTTACAAGATATTGCTGATATTGAGTAAAAATTTTAGAATTGCGCCGGGAAATCCCAATTTATTTTACAGGAGAGAGTGTAAGAAAAATATGTACTCAATTTTTAAGAATAATATTAATAAATACAGCG